CTGTTAGGTTTTGGTGGTTAGCTGTCAATGCTGGAGACTGTACAAGTTTACCAGCAGTAATAGCAGAGGCACCAGTCAAACCTAGAATGAAACGTCGTCCATCAGCAGAAAAGAAAGTCTCGCCTGCGTATGTAGAGAAGTTTGCGTCAGTGCTAGTCTTATTGTATTCAATAGGGCTAACAGCTGGGATTTGGGTGATTCGTGTCATAGCGATTTAGGTTAGGTTAATAATTAGGCAGCGGTTGTAACTGCTGTCCAAGTAGTAGCACCATCAGTGTTGATGTATGCACGGGTAGAGGTCGATGAACCATCAGTACGAAGATACATAGAACCCTGTGCAGCACTGTATGTAGGTGCACCAGATCCAGCATTGATAGTGACTCCGTTCATATTGAGTGGGAAGCCAGCTACTGATGAAGGATTGTATTGTTTATCAGAGGTTCCTGTAATCATATTAGATTCCTGTTACTCCAGTAAGTTTTCCGTTACGGAAAGGAGCTTCACATATAAGGTTACCACCGATGATGATAAATCCGTTAACTGCTCCTTGGTTGTAGGCGTTAACCCAACCAGTCCAAGAGAATGCCTTAGTGATACCCTTCTGATTTGTATAGATGTTTCCAACAATATCCTTAGGATTGTAAGTCATTTTTTCGCTCTTGAAGTAGTTAAGTCCGTAGAAAGCCATCAAATCCATGTTCAACAAGAAGAAGGTTCCAGTTGGCACTTTCTTGTCTCGCATAATCTTAATTCCGTTCCATTCCAACGCTTGGTAACCAACTGAACCGCGCAATTCTTCACGTACTCCCGATACTCCTGAAACAGGCGCATTCATGCGGAAGTAAGGTAGAACTAGCTGTTCAAAGTATGACCAAGTGGTGTAATCAGTAAGCGCCTTGGTAGGAGCAACTGAACCGTCAGTAATAGAATTCCATAGCTGGCGAACTTTCAATAATGAAATTGTTCCACCTGAAGCAGTAACAGTAGCGTTCAATCCTGCGTAAGTAGTACGAGGAAGTCCACCATAGTTAGCCGCAACGGTTCCGTCGTCAACAATGTTTCCTAGTCCGTCTGGGTTCTTTCCTGTTCCGTTTCCGTAAAGGAGATTACCATAGTCGTCTGCTAGGTCTTGTCCACGTGAAGTCATTTCAACTTCCATAAGGTCAAGAGTTTGCTCTGGTGTGTCGTTTACTGACAAATCTGTTCCCGCAAGTGCAACGTTTGCTGCTACGAATGTAGGGAAGAAAGTCATGTTAACACGAGTTGGCTGAGCGGTAATAGGCAATACATCAAATCCGTTAAATGCAACAGATGCAACTCCCTTTTGATATTTCATTGGGAATAGCATTTGTGATCCACGGTATTCTTTGCGAGCCTTCATGTCTTCTGTTGAAGCCATAACTTCACCAAAGAATTCGTTGTCTCGCAAAATTTGGTCAACAACCTTTGGTGCCAAGTATTGGTTTGTGGTAGTAGTAATAAAACTATTTCCCTGTGTAGATACTGACATAAGTTTTTTAATTAATTAATTTATAATTCACCATTTTGTTTTGCCCAATCTTTCCAGCTTGTGTTTCTGAAATCAATTGGTTTATACGTTTTAGGTGTTTCTGTGTTTGTCTTATCCATAGAACGGTTAGCAATTTCTTTTCGTTCAGTATTATCCTTTGTATTCTGCTTGACCCATAATGGGTATGCTTTATCCATTGGCACGTACTGAATTATGTTTCCGTCGCTATCCTTTGGTGAAATATCTTGTAAAAAAGATAGAAATTCGGTGCGCTTGCTCGCAGCTTGGCTGGAAGTTAAATCGATACCGAATTCATCTTCTACTGCTTCAAGTTGCGATTGAACTTGATTGTTCCACCGCTCTTCTTCTTGTTGTGATTGAGACTTTTGCGCTTCTGATTCAGCCTTGAATTTCTCCATTGCTTTTGCAGCAGCACGTTCATCTAATCCATTAAGATATTTTGCAAAGAAGTTAAGTTGAGCTTTTGATTCGTCACTGTCTCCATATGTTTTCACCCAGTCTGATTCAAAATCACTTGGTACTGAAACGTTGTTGTTTTGAGTTTGTGCCAATAATCGCTCTTTCTCTTTTAACCATTCATCTTTCTCCTGACGTAAAGCTCGTACTTCCTCTCGGCTTTTTTTGAACCTTTCGTCTTTATGGAAAGGGATAATTTCCTCTACTTTTTCCTCTGTTGTATTTTCAACAACTTCAGCAGGTGTAGTGGTTTCTGAGAAGGCATCGCCCCCGTCAGAAATTTCCTGTAAGAACTTTTCTACTTCACTCATAGTGTTTACGCAGGTTGATTCAGGTTCAACCGAGAAGACCGTTTAATGATAATGGAGTAACTTACGCAGGTTTTATCTTTAACGTCTTAACCGAGAAACAAGACAAATATTTTATGAATTTAATGGTACTTGTGATAGGTCAGCTGCTGGGGGTGGTGCTGACAGTGTACCGTCTTCGGAGGGTATCCCCATTTCTTGACCTGGTTGTGGCATTCCTTGTTGTTGTGGCATATCCTGTCCAAAGAATTTCATCATGTATGCGCCCTTGTCTACCATCCATAAAGTTGTACGTTCTGCTGTTTCCATAGGGTCTGCAACACCTATTTTTTCAAAGTAAGTAACTGGGTCAACCCTATCTGACATAAATAGATCGGTATAGAAGTTCTGTTCAGTTACTTCATCCTTTGGCTTCATTGAGTTAGGGGCAACAGATACAACAATCCGAGTATCAAGGGTTTGTTGTGACAATGTAACGTATTCAACAGCTTTATTGCTTCCAATTATTGAAGCATAGTGTGGTTCATCATAGTAGACATAATAAAGTTGTGTCCACCAATTAAATATGTTGTCTGCAACACGTTCCAATGCTTCTCCAACACCTCCACCAATACGTGAAGTATCAATGTTTCGGTCTAATATTTTACCTCGTACAGTTCTATCATTATCATTTTGCACCGGTGTAAGTCCTGCTGTCCCAAAAATTGAACGTAAATCAGATTTGCTTATCTCTAATTCATTAAAGGTAGATGTTGGTAGTGATGGCGCGTCTAGTGTTAAAATAGCATTTGACATGTCACCCACTCCATCCGGTACTAGAATTGGGTCGCCTACTTCACGTGCGTTCGCTGCTTGTTTCGCTTGGTCTTCGTTAAAGAATTTACCGTTTAATGCAAGTGCGTTGTTAGAAAGAGATATATTCTTATCAATTTGCTTGGTCCGTTTTGTTATTTTTAGTTGATTTGGCAATGACTGTTCTACTAGGGTGGTGTTGTCGTGTGGTTGGTTGCCTAGTGAGAATATCGAAAGGAGTGTATATGGTTTGCAAGGCTTTGCAAAATGGTTCATTTTTGGATCATCGTAATTGAAATGTGGGTTTTTTGATTTGTCTAACACTAAATTAGAACACGTAACAAACATATAATCATCTGTCCACCATTCAATAAAAGTAACTTCTTTGTCCATGTCGCCAGAGAATGCAACCATTATTTCTTTTTCCATTTTAGGGTACAACTCAATAAGTTTACCTACTGTTTTGTTTTTCTTTTCCCCAACATATAGCCCAACGAAGTCCATGTTTTCATCTACATACCCCTTACTATCGAAAATAAGGTTGGTTGGGTATATAATGTTTGACTTAATATCATTTACATCTGTGTTAAACCCATGCTTTATAGCCCCAATATAGAACAAATCCCAATGGCGCAACATTTTCCCTAGTTTTGGCTTTAGATTTAATGTGTCTGCATGATATTGCAACATCACTTTCACTGCGCGTGCTTTTTCATCGTTTGGCTTATCAGAAGCTGACCATACTACAGGCTCAGGGTTAGCACTTAACGCCTGTGGTTCCATTGTAGATTCTGCTTCAAATATCAGGTTTGTGTCCTTGTTTTCGCCATCCTCTGAATCTTTACCCATCCACGCTGACTTATTTTTATCTTGCTTCTGTTTTAATTTTGAATAATACTGGTTATAATTATTTTCCCATTTACTCGCAAGTTTGATAAGTTCTCCGTCTTCAATATTTAATTCTAATTCACTACCACTCTGCATCGGGGTATTATTTGGTCCACCAAATTCACGCTTGTTTACATCGCTCTCTACAAGTTCTTGCACTCCGAGTACGTTTAGTTGTGGTCCTGTTAATTCGTCCATGTAATTGAAAAAGGCGAAAACCATTGCTGGTTCGCCTTGTGTTAAGGTTCACTGATAACACTATTGTAGTACCGATTCTAATTATAGTCAAGCCGGTAATTTATTTTTAGCCTTTCTTGTTTAACAAATTCTCTTGCCACACCATACTGGTCGTAGTGAATAGTAATAGAACCGTTTTTATAACCAAATCCACCCGCTGACTGAAAAGCGTGTACAAATGCTTCATGCTCTAAAAATACTTTAAATAGTTCAGCTTCGTTATCTTGCAATTCTAATGTTACCATATGCGTTCTCCTTGAATCCAGTTATCTTGTAATTTTACAACTTTTGCTTTTTCTCCGTTAAATTTATCAATCCCCACACGGTAGTAGATACTACTCATTGCCCAGTGATCTGGTCCACTACGTTCCCATACATAACGCCAACCATATTCTGGTTTGTTTTCATCTTTCATATCTTTAATACGATAAATATTTAACCAATGTGATATGTATTCGTTCCATTCTGACGGGTGTTCTACATAGTGCAATGGGAATCTACCATCTACTATTTCGTCCACGGTCTGCTGGATAACCCTGTTGCGGTCTATAACTACCTTTCCATATTCCTCCCCTTCGCCCCATTTAATCATTTGTTGGCTAGTAGAGTCTTTTCTAAACCAACATAAGAATATACGGTTTGGATACTTTGCTTGTAGTTTCCTTTGCCACATAAGGTCACCACCTTGGTCAATCATCATTATACTGTTTGGCCAACGTTTTAGGAAATACTCCATCTTTTCTTCTACATCCAATGGTCCAGCTGATCCGTGATAGAATAATCCTTGCTTATTCCCTATAACATAATATGTGGGTAATCCGGGGTCTACCCCAATTACAACCTGTCCATCCTGCATGTTTACAGCCGGTGTTAGGTTTGATTCTACCTGTGGGGCTACCAGTTTATTACCACCACCTATGTACGCTTGTCCAGCAACAAAGTTAGCAAAGTATTCTGGCGATTTAGTACGCTTGTATTCTGCTATATCGGCCGCTGACTTGCTAGGCAATATCCACAAAGGAATCCAATAGCCACGCCATACCCTATCATCAGCCTTTTTGGTCCATTCTCCGTGTGTTTGTGAATACCAAAAACCTTTTCTGCGCTGATCGTCTGTTATTTCTTCGTAGCAATGCGGGCATTGGTATGTCTCCTTGTCGTAATTGATACAATCTTCGCGCATTGGGTATGATTCACCACAATTATGTGTGATGTTCCATTCCATTTGGTCTGATAGTTTCCAGTACTTATCTACGCCAAAGTCAGGAATACTGGGGTTGGAAAATATAGCTTTTTCCTTATGCTTAGAAGCCTGTAGACGTTATTCATACATTTCTAGAATTTCTGGTTTACAACGATCATATTCATCTAATATCAATTTGTCTGCCGATACTGAAATAGCTGCTCGCTCTGTCCATGCCCCACGGTAGTAGATAATATTATCCCCTATTTGCTTTTGTTCTACAGTATCCTTATCCTTTGCCCATGTTTGGAATATTGGGTTGTTATCAATAATACGATTTGTCTTACCTCCAGAAAATATCTTTACATCTGCAACTGATGGTAGTACATAGATAATATCCATTTTTTTGTAATATGCTTGCCATAAACTCATTACAATTTCAGTAGTAGTGAATCCTATTTGGGCACACTTGGAACAACATATATTCCTACTGTCATCACGGTAAATATCAAATAAAAACATGTGGTCTTTAAACTCTATAGGCTGACCACTTTCTGTTTTGATTCCATTTGCCTGTATAAAAGCATGGATTGATATTTGTTCAAGCAATGATGCCATGTTGTCTATCTTATTTCGTCTTTTAGCTTATCTTCGTATTCCTGTGCTAGCTTAGCAGTAACAGGTGACTGTTCTAGCTTATCTCCCTTAGTAGTAATATCTGTATCCAGAGCATCTCGGTAGCCATGCTTTGTCAAAAGCACCTTAGATATGACAGGGCTATAATCTCCTGTTAACCCATTATTTATTAACATATCAGCTTGCATTTTTCGCAATGTGTCAATAACGTCGGAAAAATCTTGCTTATCTTCCTGCTTTTCCCATTCGTATATAGTATCTTTAGAAATTCCAAGGTATAAAGCCAGTCCTTCAATGGTTGGTAGTTTTGTTTTCTTGTGCAAGTATTCTTCGTCGCCTTTATGGACACCATCTTTAATTAATGGTCTAGTTTTTACTTCATAAACCAGATCACCACAAGCAGCTAGGTATTCTCTTACCCTATCTATTAACTCTTTTCTATACTCTGTCGGTCTACCTCTCATACTATTTGTCGTCGTATCTTAACCCAGCTTTTTTTCTGGCTTCTGCTATTGTTCGTGCTTCGGTTCTAGCATGGTGCATTTCTTCTTGCATTGGGTGACCAGTTTGTTTGTCTATTACAATTTGCATATTACCGTCACTAAAGCTAGTACCGTCTGGCATATCTGACTGGTCTAAATACTCTACTGGTGGTATATCCATATAGCCTATGAAATTACATTCATTTGCTATCAATTGTTTCATAGCAGGGGTAAAGTAGTGATTTACCCACACGGTAAACAACGGATATTTTTCTGAAGTAATCCCCATTTCTTTTCTCGATCGTTTAATCAGGGTGCAGTATTCTCTTAGTATTTCCATTTCTGTAAGTATATCGCTCATATTATTTGTTTGCTAGCATCTTTTTGAACACTGATTTGCATTTACGACAAAATAGACGTGGTGCTCCTTGTTGCCCTGCTTTAACCCTTATCCCATGCACAACCATTTCTAGTTCTGAGGTGTACAGGCTTAACTTATTGCATTTTTGACATTTGCTCAATAGTTTCATATGTTTATTATACACTATTCTGGTAATCCTGGCATTTTAGGTTGCTCTTTTTGTTTTGGTAAGGTAATGGCAATCTCGGTGGTTAGCACAGTTCCTGCTACTGATATAGCGTTGCGCACTGCGTTTTTAGTTACCAATGCTGGGTCTATAATATTTGAATCAAACATATTAACAAGTCTGCTTGTCTTGGCGTTAAATCCAGTGTCAGATATTCCACGGTCTCTAACAAACTCAATTAACTCTGTGTCTTCACTTAACCCACAATTGTTAATTATCTGTCTTATGGGATATAAAAACGCTGATGAAAGTATTTTACTAGCTGTGTCTCTGTTATCAGATAAAGCAATAGAAATATTAGCCAATACGACTCCACCCCCAGCGACTACTCCATCTTCAAGAGCTAGACGTGCAGCATTTACTGCATCTTCTGCCTTTAGTCGTAAGTATGACAATTCAACCTCTGTCTGCGCTGATAGCGATAAAATAGCTGTCTGTGTGTTTAATATTTGCGCTCTCTTTTCTGATATTGGGTCTGTGTTTTTTTTCAATTCTTCAATGTGGCCAGAAACGTCATTGGTCCCTATGAATATGGTGTCTTCTCTACCAGTAATAATCTTGTCGCATGTTCCAAAATGTTCTGTTTTAAAGTCTTTAAATGGTAGCCCCCGGTGTTCACCTACAATGGTCGCCCCGGTCAATAGCGCAACGTCTTCATAAAAAGTGTCTTTCATGACCGTAGGGGCTATTATTACAGCTATGTCCAAGTCCCCTTTTTGGTGTGATTTTACCATTGATGAAAATACTGCGGGGTGGATTTCATCTGCAATAAGTACAAATGAATTCTTTCCTCTCTCTGCTAATCCTCGTATCATTGGCTTTAGTTGTTCTACGCTAGTGATCTTTTCTTCTACCAACATGATATTTGGGCGTTCCTTTATTGCTTCAAAGCCTTCTGTAACAAAGTATGGTGACAACAACCTAGCCCCGTGGTACCGGACACCCGGGACAATTGTATAACTTGTTGTTCCACTAGGGTTAGTATCTAGTGTGATGATTCCATTACGTCCGATTTGTTCGTATATTTCCTGTATAACAGCCCCCAACGTTTCATTTTCTGCTGAAATATTAGCAACAGCGGCAACTTCTGATATTTTAATATCTTTTTTCTGCTCGTCTATCATTTCAATAACCCTTGGCAAAATTTCATTCAAAGAGTTTTTGACTTCTATACCTGATTTAATAATTGCCTGTGTTAAAACAATGGATGTGGTGGTTCCGTCTCCGCTTTGTTTGTTAGTCCGGTCTGAAACTTCTTTGATAAGGTTTGCTCCCATTTGCTCTATCGGATCATCAAACTGTGCAAGTGCCGCAATAGAAATACCATCATTGGTAATAATGTGGTTTGGGTAATATAACTGTTCTAAAATAGCATTCTTTCCTTTTGCTCCTAATGTAAGTTTAACTGCGTCAGCTATTACGTTTATTCCGCTTATTAATTTGTCTGTAGCTTCTTTTCCTGTGTAAATGTTATTTGCCATATTCTCGTTTATATAATGGATGATTACTTTGTAATATATCTCTAAAGTGCCATCGTAAGTAAGTATTGTTGTCTAATTTACCGTTGGCTATCTTAAAAAACTTTCTTTTGTGGCATATTTCGCATACTTCCTCACTTCCCCCATCAAATTGCCTAAATAATTGGAATCTGTGTAATCGCGTACCGCCACACTTAGAGGGTTGCCAATATGAATTCATAGCTTTCTGGTATGAAATAATAAAGTTCTCCTTCTGGGGTTTTAAATGGATCTATCCCCCACGGAGTAAAGACTACCTTGTCTCCTACTTTAATTGTTTTAACGTCACCACCAACGTCAATAACGTCGCCAATCTGTTCTATTGTTGTTTCTGATAGTACAAAATCCTCTTTCATTGGTTGTACCATTATTCTAGATCCAAATGGTTTGGGTACCATATTATGAAATAAGGTCGTCTGCCTTTTTATCTTCTTGTTTTGGTAAATATTTTGTATCAGCAATCTTAACGTTTACATTGATAGTAAACCCAGCTGGCGTGTATGACATGTAGGGTTCGGGAATTAAACTAACTTCTAATTCTTTTTGTAGCTCTGCTACTTTTTCGTTAAACTTGTCTACTCGTTCTTTAACATCTTGTATTTGTTCTTCTGTGTATTGCATAAATTATATGTGTGTTACATTTATAATGACAAGTACATTATATTACATATATTTTATAATGTAAACAAAAAACCCCGTAGGGTTAAATGATGTTAAACAACAGATGAAGACTTTGAGCTGTGTAACCATTTTTACCACTTGGAGATTTTCTATATCTTAATACCAGTGTTGTATCAGGAATTACTGGTTTAGGCTTCATCATTGTTATGTAACGATACGTTCCTGGTGTTTGCGCATATACATTCTGAGCAAACATAAGGAATATTATTAATAATGCTATAAATTTTTTCATAGTTTATTATTATATCATAGGATTAATTATTCTTCTAACTACCATTTTGCTATCCCTGTCGTACTTTTTACTAGCTGAAATGTTATGTTCCCCGATTAGTGTTATAGGTACGTTTATATCCCAGTTGAATAGTTGCTCGGCGCAGGTATCATCGCATACATACATTCTACTAAATTCTAGGTCAGGACCAAAGCCTATGAATCCAAATACTGTTCCACGTTTTTCTAATTGCTCTGGTGGTTCTTTTAGGTAGCCTGTTATTTGCCAGATTTGTCCTGTTTTCATAAACTTTCTAAATACTCATCTGAATTTGTAAATGAAGGAAAATTAATTTCTATATGTCCATTAGATATTCTGATTAGGTTTTCTCTAAAGTCCATGAAACATGCTTGTAATTCCGTTGTTGTTAGGTCTGCTGTGCTTATTTTACCAAACTTCTGGTGTCCTGTCTCTCTGATAATGTCCTTTATGCTTTCTGGT